AACGCGCCTGCCGCTCGGTAGGTCGCGTGGATGACTGTTTGATTGAAGCCCATGCGGGACTCGGTGTCAAGCGACACCACCAGCCCCTTCTCGGCAAGCACGACTTGCGAAGGATCGAAAGCGATGATGTGCGGCAGCGCTTGCGCCGTCGTGGACAGCGGCATGGCGGCGTCCGTGTACCACGGCACTCCAAAGACAGGCGCGGGCACTCGGTCGGCGGTCATCAGTTGGTGAGCGGCAAAGTTTGCCACGCCAGTGGCCGACTGGACCACCTGCGCGTAGTACCGCTCTTGCGTGCCCGGGTGTGACGCCATGACGAGCCGCTTGCGCTCGGCGCAGTTCCAGAAGGCAGTATCTGCCGCCGCAATGCCTGTCGCCCCGGTGGCGCTGAGCATCTGCCGAATATCCGGCGCGGTTGGCGTGCCGTTGGCTGCCGCTGCGTTTGCAGTGCGAGACGCGGCAGCGGCCATACTTCCGATGCGACCAAGCAGATACCCCTCTGCCGCCTCGCTGATCTCGCCCGCCATTGCCTCGGCCAGCAACGCCATCACGTCACTGTCCGACATCAGTTCATTGCTCACGGTCTGCTGCGACCGGAACGTGATGAACGAAGTCTCCTCCAGCCCCACCTCGTACCCTTGCTCGGTAACGGTGCCGCCAGCAGCAACCTGTTCCACCACATCGACTGCGCCAGCCTTCAGGAATGGCTGTCGCAACTTGAGCGTGCTGGACGTGAGCAGACGCCGCGCGCTGTCCGCAGTCAGGCGCTTGCACGCCCCGAGCAGCCACGTGTCGTACAGGCGCGAGGACGTTTGCAGCGTCAGGTCTTCAAGCGTGTTAGCCATGTCGGCCCCTATAGAGCGGTGACGGAGGGAGGAAGGGCAAGCGCCGCTCGGTCTTGGCGGCGAGGTCACGAGCGCGCTGCGACAGCCGAGCGCTCGGATTGGCGGGGAACGCGACAAGCGACACCTCAAACAGATCAACGTCGGTGATGACGCGATGGATAGCGCCGTCGCGCCGATCAAACGTCTGATCCCTGACCCGGAATCCAAACGACATCGCGTCGATGGTGTTGCTCGCCACGAGCGCGAAGGCGTCGCGGCTTTCCTGCGTGTCCACGGGACTGATCTCTGCCCGCAAGCCGCGCGCATCGGTCGTAAGGCGCAGCGTGCCGTTCTTCGTCCGGGCAATCACGCGCCCCTGATCGTGACCCATGAGCGCAAACACGTCGGGAGACTCGCGCAGCGTCCGGTCGAAAGCCGACCGATGAATCGTCTCCATGACGGATTCGACCGGATACGGCTCACCGAATGTCGATGCGTAGCCGACAAGCACTGGAGGCGCGGCTTCGCGCGTCTCCAGCACTACGGCAGACGTACGCAGTTCCATGTCTGCTTGCATCGTGGCACTGTAGAGCGTCATGGCGGTCTTGTCTATTGCGCTTCCCATGCCGTCACGGCGCGAAGCGCGGCTGCATTCCGGGCTCGTACTGCCAGCCCATCTCACACGCCTCTCCAGTGTTCAGCAAGACCGGGAAGCAATCGTCATCGCAATGCCACGACATCCCGGGCGACGGGGCGACTACCGTTTTCACGATGCTGTCTACCTGCTGAACCAGCGCGTAGCGTTCCATGTCATGCCGTCCAAAGGAGAAGGCAGTATCCCGTGCCACCCGTGCCGCCTGCGCCGGATGAGTAGGTGCCCGGGCTTGCGCTCATGTAAATCGCGCCGCCTCCGCCACCGCCTCCGCCGCGAATGCCGTTGCCGCCGTTGAATGCGTTGGCGTTGTCGGACACGATGGTTGCGTACCCGCCTCCGCCGCCCACCCCGGCGAACACGATGTCATCTAGCCGACCATCCCGGCCAGCACCAGTCCCGCCTTCGCTTTCCAAGTAGGGCTCGTACCAGAAGTATCCAGTGCCGCCTGATCCGCCCTGCTGACGGGAAAGGCCATCGGTGTTGATCGTGGCTCCGCATCCGCCGCCGCCGCAGATGTACGGATGCGTCGGAATGTCGTAGGCACCCACCGACCACTGACGCGGGAAACGGAAGCCGCCGGAGTTCCAGCCCGGATTGCCTCCGCCATCCTGCCCGCGCATTCCTCCGGTTGCTCCCGTCCCCTGAATGCCGCCCTGAAACGTGCTCCAGCCGCCTGTCCCGTTGCGTTGCCCGCCTGACCCAAACGCTCCTGTGCCTCCGCCTGCAAAGGCGAGGCGCATGATGACGGTGCCTGCGCTGTTGGTGAGGTTGACCGAGGTGGCGTTGCCGCTTGACCCGCTGTTACCTGATCCGGTCGTGTTTCGTCCTGCGCCGCCTGCACCGCCAGACCCTACGGCCACTTGAAAGGTCAGAGGACGGCGGATGGCCGGATGAGTTGGAAAGTCTCGCAAGTCCATCGAAAGCAGGGCCGTGCCACCACCGCCACCGCCGCCACCGCCGCCAACTGCCAGCGTGCTGGTTTGCGCTCCTCCGCCCATGCCGCCACCGCCACCGCCGTACGCGAGGATGGTGAGGATGTTTGCGCCGCTTGGAGCCGTGATGCCGTTGTAGGTTCCTGCTGCCGTGTACTCGTCCACGCGAATGGCATCGCTGGCATCAAGCATCCACAGGCGCTGCGCCGGGTTGCTGATCTGACGATTCGGGAAACTGAAGAAGCCCGGATTCACAGCAGACCAGACTCCACCACGATGTTGAACGTCTCGGACTTCTCCGTTGACGCGTAAATCTTGTTCGCCGTGCCTCCGGGCAGGATCAAGCCGACCAACTCAGGCACTTCAAATCGGAAGGCACTTGCTGTCGCGCTGACCGTGATTGCCGGGACGGGCTTCTCAAGGATGAGCCGCTTTGTCGTTCCGCTGTCCAACGAAGCGAAGAACCGGATCATGCCCGCCGTGGTAGTTACCGTGGCGTGAACGGTGATTCGGGTGATGCGCTTGCCCACGCCAGCGCCTGCCGTCACGTTCGGTCCTGCCGTGATCTCTACAGAGTTCGTAGGGGCAGTACGTGACGTGTCTGCAGTCGTGACCTGCGCGTACTCAAGGATCGGCTGTGCCGTGTATTGGGCTGTCGTTGCCATGTCTGACTCCTAGATGATGCCTGCGCCGAACAGCAGGAAGTCAGGTACTGACCCTCCGCTCGGTGTTGTCCACGACAGCGTACCAGTGCCGTTGGTCGTGAGGACTTGCCCGTTGCTTCCGGCGGTGCTAGGCAGCGTCAGGGTGACATTGGCCGACACAACGGCGGGAGCCTGAATGAATACATAGTTCGACTGATCGCCGTCCCAAAGTGACACCACCGGGGCTCGTAGACCGGATGTGGCAGTGAACTCTATGCCTTCGCATGACACCTTCAGATTGCTTTCATCCACGACGAGTTGGATGCCGTCCCGCTCATACAGCGCGTCCCCAATCACTACCTTGCCGCCGCTTGACTGCGTCAGGTTCAACTGACGGGCTGCGTTTCCGGTACGGGCAATGGTTGTGTTCGTCGCGTCGTTTGTGACTTGCAGCGAACCAGCCGTCAGAGTGCTTGCCGACGAATCGAAGGTGAGGGCACTGCTGTCCGTGAGCGCGCCGGAAGACGCCGCCAACTGAATGCGACCAATGCTGCTGCTTGCAGCCTGTCGCGTGACCTCTTGTACGGTGCCTGCTTCGTTCTTCGTGTAAACGCGCGCGTCAGCGGTATTGACAGCCAACTCGCCCGTGACGAGGCTCCCGGCTGACGGAGACGCTCCCGGCGTACTGCTCCTCTTGTGCCGGATTGTGTTCGCCATGTCGCTCCGATCAGAAGGTGCCGCCGTCCAGCGTGATGTTGTCGATGCTGCCGCCCGTGATGCTGACGCCGCTGGCCGCTTGCGTAGCCATCGTGCCAAGCCCAAGCGTCGTTCGGGCGGTGCTCGCGTCGGCGTCATCAATGAGCGACCGACCGAAGGTCGTGAGCGTGGCCGCGCTTGCCGTGCTTGCGCCCGTCCAGTACGCAATCGTGTCTGCAGCCGCAGTCACGCCCGCCACGGCGGCAAGGTTTGCCGACAGGGCCACGGTCGGATTGCCGGAGACGCCATCGCCGTTGGACACGGACACGCCGCTTCCCGATGCCGCCACGGATCGACCAGCCACGGTGCCCGACCCGGTACGCACGATCATGCCGCTCGTGGCAAGATTGTGGACCGCGAGCGCCTGCCCCGTCAGGGCAACGCCGGAAGCCGACACAGCGATACCCGTATGCGCCGTGACCGACAGCGTGTTGCCGGACTTCGTGATGCCGTCGCCAGCAGTCACCGAGCCAGCGCCGCTGAACTGCGTGAAGCCGATGTTGGTGGTGCCGAGCGTGCCGCCCGGCTCCGCCGTGCAGACCCAGCCAGTGTCCTGCTGCGTCGTGCCGCTCTCCACGAAGGTGAAAGCGCCCACGTGTTCGTTCCACGTGTCGCACTCCTTGATCCGGGTCCACGCGCCACCGAAACTGATCTGATACAGGCCGTTCTGCGACGCGGTGGACTGATTCTTGACGAGGATCGTGTCGCCATCCGCCAGCGTCACGCCGTCAATGGTGCCCGGGTTGCCCGACAGCGTGATGCTCGCGGTCGTTGCAGCGCGCACGCTGGGCTTGACGTCAAGCCCTTGGGCAACGCTGTCCACGTACGCGCGCGTGGCTGCATCCTGCGCGTTCACCGGATCTGCGAGGTTCGTGATGCGAACGCTGTTGAAGGCCACGTTTGCGGTCGGCGCAGCCATCTGATCCAGCCGCGACGTACGCACCTGCGTATCAAAGTTGGTGATGTACGAAGCCGTCAGCGTCTGTGGGATGTCTGCAGCCGCCAGCGCGCGGAACGTCGGCGCGCCTGCCGATCCGTTCGGAGCGATGAACACGTGGTTGGCCGTCTGTGACGCCAACGATGCAGTCAGCGTTCCCGAGCCCGTGACAGGCGACCCGGTCACGGTGAAGATGCTGGGCAGCGACAGGCCGACGCTCGTGACCGATCCGGTTCCGTAGTTCAGCGACTTGACGAATGCGGTCGTGGCGATCTTCGTCGTGTTGTCGCCCGTTGCTTGCGTGACGGCGGTAGCCGTGCCAGTGAAATCCACGGTGCCAGCCAGCGTCTTCGTTCCGGAGAAGGTCGAAGTGCCGGACAGCGTGACAAAGGCACCGGGTCCGCCAATCGGAATGATGCTCGTGGCGTTGCCGCTGTTGTTGCCCTTGCCGTAATACAGCGTGTCGTTGACTTCGTTGAACGCCAGTTCGGCGTTGACGAGGGATGACGGAGCGTCAGCAAGTCCGGAGGCGCGCCGCTTGATGCGAAGTGTGTTTGCCATGTCGTGATCCTTTGGTCGAAGTCAGGCTATCAGAAGTTTCCGCCGTCCAAATCAAGGACATCATCACGCGCGTCATTCTCAAACTTGGCTGACGCCTGCTTGAACACCAGCAGGTCGCCTTCGGCTGGCGCAGTCACCTCAATCGGGAGGTCAGTCCCGGGCTTGAATGCGCTCCACGTCGCGAGGTCGTTGGCAAGCGCATACCACTCGCCCACGGACGAGACGTAGACAATCATGCCCGCCTGCCTGCGCTCGGACGTGATTGCGTCTCGCTGCGCGACCGTCTGTACGGTGCGAAGTCCGCCGAGCCCGTACTGCGGGTCCGTGACCGGGTAGGAGTCCGTCGCGCTGGACGGCGCAATCGGTCCTGAGAGCGGCACTGTTCCGGGGATTGGCATGGTCAGGAAGTCGGGTTCACGACGATGGACAGAAGGTCGCCGAGCGAGAAGGTGGACTTGTAGCGCTTGTACGTCGCCGTCACGCCATACGCGTTCGTGACGGTCACCGTGACGATCTGATCCGTGGCGAGCGCGTTGCCGCCGTACTTCAGCCCGTAGTACGGCGGATCGGCGTTTAGCGTGTAGCCGTCATGGATGAACAGGTAGAAGAACCCCGACCCGGCTGGCACGCTGATCGTCTGATTCGTCGGGCCCTGCGCGCTCGTGGTCTGCAGCAGGTTGCCGCTGTTGGTGCCCGCGATGTCGAACGAAGGCGTCAGCAGGTTGCTGTTGGTGGACTTGCCGAAGTACCAGCGAGAGAACCACTGGCGCGTGATATCCGCCGGAGTCACAGAGCCCTGTGCCTGAGCGCCCGACAGCCGGAGTCGGACGCTGTTGGCCGAACGCGGGTTGGTCGGCGCGGTGATCGACGGGACCGAAAGCGAGCGCGTGAGCGCGGTCGGCGAGAAGCCGCTGTCAATCGTGCTCTCTGACCCGTTCGGCTGCAGGAACGCGATGGCTCCGCTGGCGGCTGTCCAGTTCGCCGATGGCCCGGAGACGGCCCACGTGGCGGTCCCGCTCGTGATGAAGGGCTGGCCGATCTCGTACACCGACGCGACGCCGCTCACGGAGAAGCCGCTAAACGCCACGGACTGATACGGATACAGAATCCGCTGAAGTATCGCCACGGCAGTCTCGCCAGCCGGGATGACCGTGCCCTGCGGGATGCCTGCGAGGTTTGCCGCCAGCGTCGGCGTCGTGTCGGTCCACGGAGCGATGCGGGCATCGTCGGCTCGCACCGCCTTCGTGGCCGACGAGACGCCCGAGGCAGCGAAGTCCACCGCCACCTGCGGGCTGTCCTTGACTGCACCTCCTCCAGATAGTCCGGTGCCAGCGACCACCTGCGCCGTCACGGGCACGATGTAGTCAGGGTCCACGATCAGCGTGCCGCCGGACAACTTTACTCCGTCGCCGAGGGCAATCTCACTCGCGTCGCCAGTGCCAGCGAGGCTACCGCTCCGGCCAATGAGCCTGTTAGATGTGACGTTCTTGATGTCCGTCACGCCGAGCGTCACCGCGCCCGTGCGCGTATTGACCGACGTGACGCCAGCCATCGGCGGCTCTGCCCACTCCGTGTCGTAGGCCGCGCCGGACTTCTTGATAAGGATCTGCCCTGTCGTGCCGCCTCCGGGCAGACCGATGCCCGGCTGTCCGCTCGCAAGGGTGAGCGTGACGGCGACCTGCGACAACTGCACCGAGGTTCCGGTCTGCTCCGATTCGACCGTCACCGTGGCCGACTCGGTGACCTGCACCTCTGCGCCTGTGACGATCTCAACGCTTGCCGTCATGCGCCCGCCTTCTGAACTACCTCAACGCTTCCTCGCGAGATGTACCGACGCACCACGCCGTTCGTCCAAAGCACCTCAAGGTCGTAGTAGCCAGCCTGCACGGCCATCGCGGAGGTCGTGGTGGCTGGCACCGTCATTCGCATTGACTTGCCGCTGGTGTTCGGGACGAGCACGAGCATCGGCGAGGCTCCGACGCTGCTCGCGGTCAGAATCACGTTCTGCCGCTCATCGACGCAGCGCACGCGCCACTCCGTAGCGTTGGCGATGTCAGCCACGCCGTCAATCGTGATCGTGGCCTCGTACGTCGCGCCCTTCAGGAAGTAGATGACCCATCCGCACATGGCTACGCCTTCCTCGCTGCATCAATCTGCTTTGCCCGCGCCTCGGCCCAAGTCTTGCCGCTGTCGCCACCCCACAGCAGCCACGAGATGTACGAGTTGCTTGGCGGGTCGGTCGTGTGGTCCTTCTTGTACGCAGCGTGGCGCGCGAAGAAAGACACCATCCGCTTCACCGTGTCCGGGGACAGGTTGGTACGGCTCGCGATGTCGCGCGCCCGGGCGATGCCGACTGCCGTGCCTCCTCGCTTGTGCTTCCGACGCAGGTCAAGCCCGCGCTGCGCGTTCGACGCCATCGCCTCGGTCGGCTTGAGGTCGATGTCTGCCAGCGTCTTCGCGCGCTCCTCGGGGAACGCGTCCGATGCCGCTGGCGCTCCGTCATCCTCCGGCTCATCCGGCATCGCGTCTGGCTCGGTCACGTCGGTGAAGTGGTCGCCTCCGTACGGCGTGGCGGCAGGCACCATGTTCGCTGGCTGCAGGTACACGTCGCCCTCGTTCCCAATGCCATTGCGTCCGATCTCGGCCCTGATCTCATTGACGGACATGAAGCCGAACTGACGCGCAATACTGAACGCTCGGTAACGCGTGATGAGGTCCGCGCGGAGCATCGCGTCGAAACTGATCTCCGTGTCCAGTTGCTCGTCCGCGCGGAACAACTTGCGGCGCGCCTCGGCCTCCAGCCGAGCCGCCCACGACGAAAGGCAGTTGGTCACCCACTCGCGGTTTGCCTGCTCCGCGCTGGCATAGGACTGCTTGTCGCTGGACAGACCGATGACGCTCGGAGGCACGCGGAACATCGCGCAAATCTCCTCGCGCTGGAAGGCGCGGCCCTCCAGCCATTGCGAGTCCTGCGGCGACAGGCTGATCTGCTGGTACTTCAGACCTCCCTCCAGCACCGCGATGGCTCCGGCGCTCTGTACGCCGCGCATACGCGCCTCCCACGACTCGCGCATACGCATCACGGCTTCCGGCGTAAGTTCCTTGTCTGTGGACAGGACGCCGCTCGGCCTGCTCGCGTTGCGCCAGTACGAAGCGCCGAACGCCTCGGCAGCGATGGAAAGGCCAATCGCCTGCCTCGCGAGCGATAGCGGCGAGTAGCCGAGCAGACCATCGGGCGACATCCACATGAGGTGGAACACCTCGCTGCTGCTGAAGACCGTCCGTCCTTGCTCGTCGCGCCCGCCGCCGTAGATGTAGGCCACCTCGCCCGTGCTGACGCGCTGCACGTCCATCAGGTCCGGACGCAGGAAGTGAAGCGCGCTCGGCCTACCGTCCGGCGTGCGCTCAATCAGGCTGTAGGCGTTTCCGGTGAGACACGCGCTCGTGAGCATCAACTCGCGCCACGAAAGCGCGGTCATGTCGGGATTGGGAGAGACGTTCAGGAGCCGATGGACCGGGTGCTCGGTTCGGACCCGCCGCATAGAGTCCGCGCGGCTCATCACGCTCCACGGCAGTTTCGCCAGTTCCGTGGCAATCGCTTGCACGCAGGCATTCACCGTCACGCACGACAGCGCCACGGTCGGCGTAATCGCCTGCCCGGTGTCGGCGACCATCCCGGTGTAGACCTGCAGACCTCCGGTGGTCGGCTGGCCGACAGGTACGGTCGAAGTGAAGCGCCGGAACTCCAGCGAGCCAAGGAACGGGATTCTCAAAGCCATATCAGTCCTCGTTCCTCGTAGACACTTCGCTGCTGCTGTTCGTCGTGCAGACTCGCGGCGATGGCGATGATCGAAGCCACCACGGGGTCGATTCGCTCCACGCTCCGCTTCTTGCTCGGCCTCGGGTTGCCATTGGCGTCTCGGTCCACGACGCAGTTCGACATCGCCCACGCCAGCACCGGGTTGCCGTCGTGCGACAGTTTCCTGCCGAGCACGGCACGCTCCCACATCTGTGTCGGCGTGGCGAGGTTGAGGAACGACTGCGGGACACGGACCACGTTGAGGCCCTTGCTCTCCAAGTCGTTGGCGAGGTTCTGCGCGTTGTACGGGTCATATGCGATGAGCCTGACACGGTTGTCCTTCGCCAGCGCTTCGATCTGCTTCTGAATGTAGGCGTAGTCCGTTGTATCGCCTGCCGTCAGCGTCATCCAGCCTCGCCTCGCCCACTCTACATACGGCACGCCATCTCGTCGCGTGCGGTTAGCAGCGCCGACCTCCGGTGCATAGTTCCAGTTCCGGACGATGAGCCTGTCGCCGTCCAGCCACACGGCAGCGATGCTGGACAGGTCGGTGGTCTGCGCAAGGTCCACGCCGAGGTAGCACGGCAAGCCGCGCAGCCGCTCGGCGTCAATCTCCTCCCGGCACGCCTCCCAATCGCTCATGCGAATCCACCTGTCGGACGCAGTGATGTGCTGGCACAGGTAGTACGTCCTGAACGGCGACTCGTACGAAGGCTGGTCGTGCGCTCGCTTCGCCTCCTCGCGATACCACGGCAGTCGCACGGTGTGGCCGAGCGAAGGATTGGCCTTCTTCCACGTCGCCTCGGCATCCCACGGGTCTTCGACCTCGGCGTAGTGGAGGCACGGCAGGAACGCCGGATTGTCTACGGTTCCCTCGCACACCCGGAGCGCGTACTGGAACAGGTCGTGCTCCAGCGACTCGCGCAGCACTCCTGCCGTCGTGATGCTGACCATGAGCGGCTGGCGGCGCGCGCCCATTGAGGTCATCACGGCTTCCCACAGGTCGCGGCGGTTCTCCATCGCGTGAATCTCGTCAGCGATGCAGGCACTCGTGTTGAGTCCGTGCGCTGCCGGAGCATCGGCGGACAGGATGGCGTACGAGCCGTACGACTGCGGAGCAATCAGGCGGTGCTGGTACGACTCGGTGCGCTGGCGGAGCAGCGGCTCGGCCTCGGCCATCCGGCTTGCGCGGTTCAGGCAGAGTTTCGCCTGCTTGCGGTCGCGTGCGATGCCGTAGACATTCGGCGTCGGCTCATCGTCGGCGAGCAGGTGGTAGAGCGCAAGCGCCGCCGCCAACTCTGTCTTCCCTGCCTTGCGCGGGATCAGGATGTGCGCTTGCCTGTACCTGCGCGTTCCGTCCGGCCTCAACCAGCCGTACAGGTTTCCGACGAGTGCGCGCTGCCACGGGAGCAGGACGAATGGCTGTCCGGCCCACTCTCCTTCCGTGTAGCGGCACATCCCTTCGATGAAGTTGATGGCGTGCTTCGCTGCCTCCGGCTCCCACACGGAGTTGCCCTTCGTGGCAATCGCGTCATACCGAGGCAGCGTGTTGAATGCCTCGGCTGACCACTTACTTGCGCGTGAGCGCGGCTTTGCGGCTGAAGATGGTTTCGACTTGCTTCGTGTCATGTTCTTGGGTCAGGCGCGTCCGCGCGCTCGGCGTGAGTCCGAACTCCTGCATCATCCTCCGCACCATGAGGCCGTACTCCAACTGCATCGCGACGTACGGCGACCGCTTGAAGCCGATGATGGCACCGGAGTCATCCTTCACGGGCAGCACGTCGCCGTAGCGGGCGAGTTGCTTCGTCGCGTGCTTCCAGCGCGACAGGTACTCCGCCAAGTGTCCGAGCCCGATGGCGTCGGCGTCGGTCAGGACGCGCATCGGCCCAATCGCCCGCACCAACTCGTCCCACGCCTCCCTCGCTGGCGGCTCCAGCCACTCCGGTGGCTGCGGCACGATGATCGGCAGGACGGGCTCGCCCTTCCGGGTGGCGGCGCGCCACGACCCGGCAAGGCGCATCGCGGCGGTGGGCTTGGGAGGTGGTCCGGGCATGGCGAGGAGGCGTCAGGAGGCGTTCGGGGCCGCGAGGAGGGTTCCGGGCCGCTCCGGGCCCTCGGACGGCTCTCCGAGGCGGCTAGGGGCGTTCCCGCTAACCCGGGAGCGTGCGCGCGCGAGGCAGGGGTGCGGTCTGGGATCAAAAGTGCCAATCATTGGCACCCCATACCCCTCATGCCACGCCCGCGAGCGCCATGAACTCAGCACGTGCGTCTGCGTTTCGCATTGCGCCAAGGAGGCACGAGGTCACCATGTCGGCATCGGGCTGGCGGACGCCACGACAACCCATGCACGCGTGGCTGGCTCGGGCAACGACCGCCGTGCCTCGTGCCGCGAGCGCGTCATGGAGAGTGTGCGCGACCTGCTGCGTCAGACGCTCCTGCATCGAAGGTCTACGGGCCCACGCCTCCACCATGCGAGGAATCTTGGAGAGTCCGACCACGCGACCGCTCGGCACGTAGCCCACGCTCATCTCGCCTACGAACGGGAGGAGGTGGTGCTCGCAGAGCGAGACGAAGCGAATGCCGCGCACGAGCACCATCTCGTCACACGCCTCGTCAAAGACGGTCCCGAGCGCCTTCGCAGGATCCATGTTGCGTCCGCTGGTCATCTCGTCCAGCGCCTTCACGACGCGCCTTGGCGTGTCTACGAGCCCGGGCCGCGTCGGGTCTTCGCCGATGCAGCGCAGTAGGTAGGCGACACAGGCTTCCTGCAGTACGGGGTTCGGCGCGAACGGTGCCGTCAGCGCACGTTCCAAGCCTTGTGCATCTGAATACTCAGTCGCCATGACGGGTCTTCCTTGATGAGAGAGAGGCACCACTCAAGTGCCTTGCGGTCCAGCGTGAGGCCGTTGAATGCCGGGCTCACGAGTTGGTACGTCGCCGTGCACGCGGGCTTCGGTAGCGCCTGTCCGTACCCTCGCACGTACTTGACTTCGGTAGCGGTGGTCTGCCGCACGGCGTGCTCTGCCACCTTCGGGCTCACCGTGATCCAATCTAGGCCGAGGCCATCGACGTTGACGCTGCCGTTCGTCTCCATCGCGCACCTGAATCCGGCTTCGTGAAAGGCATCGACCAGCGCGCGGTCCACCTGCAGCCCGGGCTCGCCGCCCGTGAAGACGGCCCATGCGCCGTGACTCCGTAGGTACTCGTCTCCGAGCCCGCACGCCTCGCGCGCCGCCGTGAGCACTTCGGGCGCAGTCATCTTGCGTCCCGACATGAACTCCGTGTCGCAGTCGAATCCGCCCGGGCTCCTCGGCCCCGGCTCCATCGTGCAGCGCAGGTTGCAGCCCGTGAAGCGCACGAAGACGGACATCTCGCCAGCGCGCATCCCCTCGCCTTGCGGCGACCAGAACACCTCATTCACCGTGTAAGTCATCGCGGCCACTCCGAAAGGTCATCGACGGTCGCGACCACCGTGGCGCTGTCCGTCTCAGTCAATGCCAGTGATTCGACGCACCCGGGCATCGCCTGCGCGCAGCGCCCGAGGAGCCATGCCGCTAGGTTCTCCGCGCTGCTCGCGAACGGGAGGCGCACCACGCTCTCGGCGAGCGGATGGCAGAGCGGATCGTCAGCGGCAAGCAGCGTCCGGTGGTCCAGCGCGTCGAAGATGGGCGCGAGCCGCGCGTCGATGTCGCAGAACAGCGTCGTGACGCCGTGGCGCGACGGAGGAAGGACGAGCGTGACCTCCACGCCGTAGCGGTGCCCGTGCAGGCGCGCGCACTTGTCCGCCAGCCCCGGGTTGCGATGCGCGGCGTAGAAGCGATATCGGCGACGGATCATCATGGCTCGTACTCCGTTGGATCGACCACGCCAGCCAGCGAGAACGCTTCGCGCCTCTCCACGCACGTGCCGCACTTGCCGCAGTGCTTCGACTTGCCTTCGTAGCACGAGTACGAGAGCGCGAGTGGCGCGCCCTCGGCAACGCCAAGCGTCACGATGTCCGCTTTCGACGCGCCGACGAACGGCCTGTCAACGGTGAATCCTTCGGCATCCCAGTTTCCCTGCCTGACGGCGCGGACGAACGCCGTGAAGAACTCCTCGCGGCAGTCCGGGTACACGGCGTGGTCGCCAGCGTGCGCGGCAATCGCGACCGAGCGCGCCCCAATCGCGAGCGCGTGCCCCGCAGCCACGGCGAGCATCACCATGTTCCTGTTCGGCACGACAGTCGTTCGCATCGACTCCTCCTCGTAGTGCCCGTGCGGCACGGCCACGGTCACGTCTGTCTGCGAACTGTTCGGCAGTAACTTGCCGAAGTCGCGCAGGTCCACTTGCCGATGCGGGATGGCGAGCGCTTCCGCGACTCGCTTTGCCGCGAGCAGTTCGATGGCGTGGCGCTGCCCGTAGTGGATCGTGAGCGCGTGCACCTCGTGCCGCTTCGCGAGGGCAGCCGCGAGCACCGTGGAGTCAAGCCCGCCCGATAGAAGTACGACCGTCCGATTCATGCGTGCCTCCGCAAGTAGTCCTCAAAGTGCTGTCGGTCGCCGCTGCCTGAGAGCGCGTAGCGCAGACGGACGGTGCCGTATCCCTTCGCCGCCAGCATCGGAGCCCACTTCTGTTGGGCATCGCTCTCCATGCGCCTGAAGTAGTCGATCTGTCCGCGCACGGCACTGTTGTACGCGCTGCGGTCCTTCGATGCACGAAGCCCGGAGTTGTTGAGCCCCGGCAGGTACTGAATGTTGCCGTAGCGCGAGAGCGCGAATATCCACGACGTGGCGTCCACGGACGCCAGCGGGAGCCGCGACAGGAGCATGGCATCGCAGCAGCCGAAGCCGTGTGACCAGACGGGCCACGCCCGGGCAAAGCACTCCTCAAGGAATGCCAGCCTGCGCTCCCGTGTCAGCCGCACGCCGAAGCCGCCCTTTGCCCGGGCCACCATGCCTCCGAAGGCGCACTTGCCCGGCTTGGCCACGTCCTTCAGGTAGTGCCACGGCGATCCGTAGTGGAAGGTCGCGATGGCGTCGATGCCCTGCCGCCGCATCTCCTCCGTGTTTCGCGCGCTTGCCTCCGGGTCACCGATGACATCCAGCGCGAAGATGCGCGAAGGAGGATTGGGGCCGCGCAGCAAGGCGTGGCAGTCATCTATGTACTGCGACAAGTCGATCCGCTTGCCGCTGGTGAGGGCGCTGTACGCGCCGCTGTCCAGCACCCACTCGTCACAGACCGAGAGGACGCCGGATCGCACCGCGCTCCGGACTGCCACGTAGGAGACGAGGAAGGAAGGTCGCCACGTCATTGCGCGAGATAGGCGCGGCAGATGCCGACAAGCGCTTCTTCCTCGGACACCTCGGCCCCGTTGTCCTCTCGGTACATCGCCACGGCCTCGTCCAGCACCTCGCGCGCCGCCTCGGTCAGCGCGAGCGCCTTTGGCGCGGCTTCCTCGCGGGCGACCGAATCGCCTTGCGACTTCGGTGGCTGCCAGTCCACGGCGAGCAGCGGGTCCATCACGTAGTCGGGCCACACCGTCCTCGCCAGTTCGTCTCCCTGCTTGGCAAGGTCGGCGAACAGTTCGGCAAGCCGCTCCGAGTCCTTGCCAGCCATCGCTGCGAGCGGGTCCATCGTCGCGAGCATCTGCTGCGCCTCGTGTTCCGTCAGGTCCACGATCAGCGTCGGGACGAGCGCGCCAGCCAGCGTCTCGCGGCGCAGGTGTCCGTCAATCAGTTGCAGCGAGCCGTCCTCGCAGCGGCGCGCCACGACAGCGCCAGCGATGCCGACCTGAGAGAGAACGGCCTGCAGCGCGCTGGCTTGCTCCTTCGGATGCGTTCGCCAGTTCTGCGGATGCGGCTGCAGTTCGTCTGCCGGAACTCGCTTGAACTCCACGATGCGGTCTTGGAAGCCAGTCATGCCGCCATGCTAGCAAGCGCGCGGAGATTGCCGCCCGTGCACCTCGGGCATACGCGCCTCGCGCTCAAGACCGTAGCGCTCGTAAAGCCATGCCGCCTCTGAGCCCCGCTCGCCATTCGCCACGTTGTCTGCGAGCGGCTGCACCGCCGCGTCAGTACCGAGCATGACTGCGGCGGCTCGCGCCCACCTCGCATCGTCGGTCACGATGACCGCCGTCAGCCTCGGAAGGTCGCCTCGCATGGCGGCGGCGACGATGCCATCCATCGCGGCGAGCGAGAGAACGTGCGCCGACTGCCAGCCCATGCCAGCGGCGAAGACGCGCCGCAACTCCCGCTGGTCCACGACTCCCGAGCCCGCCATCGTCACGCCGAATGCCACCGCGACGATGCGAAGCGCCACGGCGTCGGCGCGAGTGCGCGCGGCCACGTCGGATGGCGTCTTGACGGCGTCGTGACAGCGCTTGCAGAGCGGCTGCAGGTTCTCGGCAGCGTGCGTGCCTCCCTCGGCAAGCGGCTTGATGTGGTCCACGATGGTCGCGGGCACCGTCCTGCCTGCCGCCCTGCAAAGCCTACAAAGCGGCTCGGCCTGCAGCGTCGCGTTCCGGATGCGCTGCCAGCGCGCGTCATACGGCGAGCGCTTGCCGCCAACGGCAGGAGGCTTCCACGGCATCAGGAACCGTGCAGCCGTTCGTTCAGTCCGAACTGGAGCGGCGACAGGAAGATGCTCGTGGCGTCAGTCGTGTTCCAGACCTTGAGCGAATGCTTCTCAACGACCTGCGCGTCATCTCCCCACACTCCGGCTTCCGTCAGCGCGTCCATCACGGCCTTGTCCAAGTTGTCCAAGTCCGGCTTGCTGATCTTGAACTCCCTCGGCTTGTTGCCCTTGCGCTTGAAGGAGAACATGATGTCGATGCGGATAGGCCCTTCGATGAGAGGGATGTTCGCGTGCCGCGCGCCGTCCACGATCCGCAGTTTGTACTCGTGCACCGGGTGGTCGTGCGGTAGGTAGACGCGCGGATAGCCACCTTGACAGGCAACGCGATGGCGCGGCTGTGCGATTGGCTTGCCGAGCACCACAAACTGGTACTTCACTTGATGTTGTGTCGCAGCCATAGCAGCCTCTTGCGTAGTTGTTCGACGTACTCCCGCCGCTCGCTTCGCGCGCGGTGGTAGTCAAGGTAACTGATGACGATGGCTAACTCGTCATCCACCCACATCAGCGATTGAATCCAACGTGCAGCGCGCTCCTCGCAAGCGCGGCGCTTGTGAAAGCACTCCGAACACGGGCTTTCCGGTTCAGGCTCCACGCTGCGCAGCCTACGCGCGCCAAAGAAAAAAGGCGCGCGACAGCCGAAGCCGTCGCGCGCCTTTCATTGAATCCTGCCTGCAGCCTACCAGCCGCGCCGTGACTTGAGCCGCCAGCGGACATCAGCCGCCGTCGCGCCTCGTCGGACCCAATCCCTGACATCCTTCGCTGGCGGTGCAAGCACCGTCGCCGTCTTCGCGCCGACCAAGCAATCAGCCGCCAGCCGTGCCGCGCCAGCCTTGCCGGGTGCATCGTTGTCCGCGAGGATGACGAGATGCTTGCCCCACGCGAGGCGCGCCACCTGCCCCGTGCAAGCCGTACAGCCCGGTCGGGCCACGGCGTTCACGCCCCAAGCCCCCACAGCGGCCATCAGGTCGCTCTCGCCCTCGGTCAGCCACACCTCGTCGCATTCGGGCCTGAACGACGGCGGGACGATGAGGCCGAGTCTGCTGCCCTTCGCGCATATCTTCGCGCCGTCGGTCGTTCGCAACTTCAGCCCGACGATGGTGCCGCCGTGCTGCATCGGGAAAGCCCATGCGGAGCCGTCCATGCCGCACGGCACCATGCGGACATACGCCTCGGGCAGCGCAAGCCGTTCGGCCAGCGCGGCGATGTCCGCATCCGTCGCGCGTGCCTGCGCGCGTTGCCAGCGCGGCCCGAAGTCAGGCTGCTCGTCCTGACCTCGCGGCTTGACGGGTCGGGCAACGGGGCCGAGCGCGCCGAAATCCTGCCCGTCTGTTCGGTGCAGCCATCCGGCATCGCCGCACTTACGCTTGGACTCCACCCGTGGGCAGATGACCAAGCCGCGCGCCCGGTCGATCAGGCACCACGACGGGTTCCGGTGCAGGTGTTCGCAGATCGGACACGGCAGACCGCGCCGCGCGCGCTCCCCGTCGAAGGTGACCTCCCCGGTGCGCTTGTCGATGAGGGTGAGGCTCATGCCTTGCCTCGCTTCTTCTTGGATGCGTGGTGCATATACAGCCCGAGCCGCTGGTTGGCGCGGGCCAGTTCGCGCTTCAGTTCCTTGATGCGCTGCACGGCGATCATCCCGACCGTGGCGGTGGTGCCTTTCTGCCGAAGCAGCCACTCCGTGAGTTCGATGTCGTTCACTTGCCGTCCTCCTTGAAGCAGTCCCAGCCACGGGATTTCATGTACCTCATGGCGATCTCATGGAAACGATTGCTGTCCACATACATCACGACGGTGTCTGCTGAATCAACCATCGCTGCGAACTCACAGCAAGAACGCCTCGCCTCGTCGCGCTCGGCTGCAAGGTTGGCGAGAGTGTCCTTGATCGTCTTGAAATCCTCACGGATCTTGACGATCTTCGCATCCGTACAGCAAGACGCACCGCTGCCTCGTCCGATGAGTCGCTTCTGTAGCCGCAGCAATGCGTGGAGTGCTTGGTCTGTGTCGTTCACTTGCCTTCCTCCTGCCGTCGCCGCTGCACTTCCTTCATGTTTTCCTCCAACGCTGACCGCAATGCTTCGATGAGTTGCGTGGCGTTCGGTGTCGCTCCGCTCAAGCCTCGCGTCTGGGCGAGGATGCGGTCGGACTTCTGTGCGAGTGTCATGGCGCAGGTGTTACTGAACATGGCTCGTCCTCCTGTGGAAAGCAATCCCAACCGTGGTTCTTCGCAATACCAAACGCATCAAGCGGAACATCGCGGGATACCCGCCCGCAATACATCCGCCTCGCCTCGTCGCGCTCGGCGCGGAGTCGTTCAATCTCCTCGGCGGCTTCGTAGGTGATGTCATCCGCCTGCAGGATGTTCATGGGCGCGCGCAGTCGGTCCACGATGTCAGTCTCGGTAGCGTCGCTCATGCCTTGCCTCCTCTCGCAACGGCTCTCGCCTCTGCCGCCGTGACCACTGCCTCGGGGAATACCCACACCACGCCTCCCGTCTCAAGGTCGCGCCCGTCCTTGCCCACGGGCATCGCGCACCACTCTCCGAACTCGTTGCGCGTCATAAGTCGCAAGCGCGCATACACGATGTCGTGCGTCTTCAGTCTCTCATTGTCTTCCTGCGTCATCTCTGCTGCTCCTTTCGATGTCGTTCTCTGCCTCCATGACTGCCAGTTGCAGCCACGGCAACGTCGCTTCGTCCGCCCTCCGGGTGTTCCATCCGTCTGCCGGGAGCGGCCACTCCACCTTCACGCGGTTGTCGCTCACGAGCACGGATATGCCTCGGTCGCTGACCGCAGCCCATCCCGTCCTCGTGCCAGCCACGCTGAACCGCTTGACGCGCAGCCAGCGCTGCATCGCGTCCCACTGCCTTCGTACTCGCCTCATCGGTTCTTCCTTTCTGCCATGATCGCGTCGATGACTCGCGACGCGCTCTTGCGGTCATAGTTCGACGGGTCGAAGCCCGCCCGGATCAGCACCGCCTGCTGCTTCGGCGTCGGCGTTGCGATTGCCGCGTCGATCAATCGCCGCGCTTCGTTGCGCGTGAGCAGGTCCGGCACGGCCACGCGCAACTTCCGGATCAGGGCCAACTGCGCTTCCGTCGCGGGCACTCCCTTCTCCCACGCCGACTTCCGATCCGGCGTCAGGTCGATGAGGCTGAACGGGTCGATGTCCTGAGTGACGAAGCCAGCCTTCACGACCAAGCCTCTGCGCTTCGCCTGCTCCGCCTCCTGCTTGGCGCGCACCTCCTCCTCGCTGAGCACGGCCATCACGTCCACGTCGCCGTCCTCGGCCTCCTTGATGACGCGCCGCTCCGCGCGCTCGCGCACATCTACGTCCTTGCCAGCCAGCGCATCGACGCAGTGCACGAGTTTGTGCCGTCCGGCGTTGCCGCAGTAGTCCAGCACGGTCACGTGCGGCTTCGGGCTCCCGGCGATCCGGTCCCGGCGGCACTCCGCGTCCGGGCATTGCTCCACGGTCCCGGGCAGGGGCCGCGTGCCTCGGCCAACCATCTGACAGTAGAGCGCTCGGCTCTTGGTCGGTCGCATCATCGCGATGACCTGCACGCCTTTGCCGTCCAGCGCCGCATCGTCCCATCCCTCCGTCGCCACTCCGACGTTCACGAGGAACTGATAGCGGCCCTCGCTGAAGCCGGAGAACATCGCGCGACGGTCTTCCCTCGGCGTGTTGGCATCGACCGCGACAGCGGAGCCAGCGCGATGGCGGTTCAGGATCTCCGCAATGCGGTGCGCGTGCGCCACGCTCGCCGCGAAGATCAGGCAGCGTCGGTCGCCGACAATCTCAATCGTCGGCGACACCATCCCGTGCAGCGTCGCCTCGTACTCAAGCACCGCCGACAGGTCTGCGCCGTTCAGGTCGCCAGCCGTCGTGCGGCATCCGCTGAAGTCCAGCCCCTGCACGTGCACCACGCGCTGCTTCACCGGGACGAGCCATCCGCCGTCGATGCCCTCGCGGATGCCGTACTCAAACGCGACGGACGCGAAGACCTCGCCGAGCGCGGCCTCGTCCGTCCGATCCGGCGTAGCCGTCACGCCGAGCAACCGCACCGCCGGGTTGCTCATGTAGTGGTCGATGACCGTGCGGTACGACCCGGCGATGGCGTGGTGCGCCTCGTCCACGATGACGAGCCCGAACTCGGAAGGCTTGAAGCGGTGCATACGCTTCGTCTCTCCGCGTCCGGCCACCTGCGTCTGCACCGTCGATACCACGACCGGGGCGCGGCGAAGGAAGTCGTGCGACGCCCTCAAGTCTCCCATCTCAATATCGACGTGGCACCCGGCCACGCGTTCGATGGTCTTCGCCGCCTGAAACACCAACTCCTCGCGATGCGCCAGCACGAGCGTGCGCCAGCCGCGACCGCTCTGCTGCGCGCGCCGCACGATGTCGGCGAACACGACCGTCTTCCCGAGCCCCGTTGCCATCACGAGCAGCGTGCTGCGATGCTCCTTCAGTTGCGCGAAGACGCCCGCGATGGCGTCCCGCTGGTAGTCACGGATGGAAAGGGCGGCTCCCGAAGGAGCCGCCCGCGTTGCCGTCTCTGCGCTCATGTCTCTCAGCCTTTCTGCGATGGAGGAATCAAGTCCCACTGCTGCTTCGTAACCCACCCGGTGTTCCGGCAAGTCTCGCACCCGGCCCCGCCGCACAGCGGGCAGACCTCGTGCGGCAGCGACTGCCGCAGCGCGGTCTTGGCGTTCTTCAAGTCGGTCTTCACGCGCTGCTGCGATACGAACGCGGCGTGCTCCGTCTGCAGCAGCGCCTCCACGGACTGCAGCGCCTCGTCCACGGCATCCATCGTCGCCTTGATCGCGCTCTCAGCCGCGACCATCCGAGCGACCACCGGATCATCGTCCGACACCACGCCGTCTTCAACGGCCTCAGCCACGGCGTCCTCGGCCACGGCGTCCAGTTCGGCGACCGCCTCGGCCTGCAGCCTCCGCTGCCGGACCATCTCGGCGCTCACGGCGCAGTGCTTCCCGATTGACCTGTCGCTCTCGCCGGGTCGGCAGAGGAGCGCCATCATCACGGCTCGCACCTTGTCGCCGTTTGTCCTGCGGACACCGTGCTTGAGGTTGGCCGCCGCCGCCATCCACATGGCGTACTCGCGGTCGCCTTCGATGACTTCGCACCGGATGTTCTTCCACTTCAGGCGCTGCGCTGCCGTCACGCGATGAAAGCCATCGCACAGCCAGTACGTCCGTCCGTCGAAGACCACCGTGCAGGGCGGCATCTCTCCGCCCTCGCTCATCACTTCCGCGTACTCCGACACCGCGTCTCCGGTGAGGGCTGCTCGCGGCTGCAGCGCCTTATCCATCGTGATCTGCGCCACCGGGACTTCCTTGATCGTTGGCGCTGCTTCCGTCTTTCCGGTCTTCCGTGCCATGCTGACTCCATTCATCCTGCTTCCGAGGGAGGGAGCGACCCCGGCGCGCAGGAACGCCGTGGCCGCTTACGAGTTTGCTTCGTCAGTCGGTCGCCATGCGTCTCTCACCATTCCGCTGCAGGCAGGCAGCAACCACGGACGCATTCGAGTTCGCGCAAAGCGCGGGGTGCGGTAGGGGTCATATCCGTCACCTCTGATGCCATCGACCCACACGAAGCGCGGTCGGCACGCTGCCTGTCCTCCTGAGAGGAACGCGCCCAACAGGCTCGGGCGATTGGTTGGAAAGGCTACGCGGCAGTTTCCCGCCGCGCAGCCGTACCGCGCCTCCGTCGTGAGAGCGCGAGTGGATGGGTTCAATCCTCCGGCGGGCCGTCGCTGCAGCCGTCTGCAGCCGCCAGTTCCTTCCTGCGCTTCAGGATCCACGCGCTGATCCGGGGCTGCAGGTCGCGGGGCCATCGCGCCATGTCTTCATCGACCTGAATGCCCTTCGACTGCATGACAGCCGTGAGTTCGGCCTGTTCGATGCCAGCCTCCTTGAGCCGCTTCCGGAGCGCGACCGCTGCCGCAACGCCCATCGCGCCAGCCTCGTGCGCCGTGTCGTTGCGCTGGTCCACCTCCTCCTGTCCATCGACCTTCGGCACGAGCAGGAGGTCACGCAGGAAGTACGACATGGCCGTGGTCAGCGCTCCCGCCATCGCCTTGTCGTACGGCCTGCCGTTCTGCTCAATGACGGGCCACGGCAAGCGCGCGAACGAAAGGCTTTGCCCGCTCTCGTGGACGAGCAGGTAGTCGCAAACGACGAGCGGCGGACGGTGCTCGGTCCCGTCCACCCACGCGAAGCCCGTACGGATCAGCGAGAGCCCAGCGCTGTGCAGGGCCGCGCGGCTCGCTGCGATCATCGCCTCTGCGCTCACGTAGTCATAGCCCTTGCCGTACTGCACCGTCGCGTCCTTCCCGACGCTCGGCAACTTCCGCTGCGCCGCGAGCAGCGCCTCGGCGACCTTCTGATGCGTCTCGCTGGTCATTCGGTCACCTCCTTCGGGGCCGTGACTGTCGTGCGGGAATACGAAGACCTGATGCTCCATCGCTGTGCCTCCTCCGGATTCGACTCCGCGAATCCCTTTGCATCGAATCGTGCCTGCTCCACCTGCGAGATGCGGATGCGGTAGCCGCCGCCCTCGCCCACCGTCGCCGAGCCGAGCGCGGCGATCAGTTCGGCGCGCTTCTTCGCGGCGTACGTCTCCGCTGCCTTCAACTGCTTCTGCGCCGTCGCGTCCTCCACGAACAGCGAGCGGTCGATCTGCGCCGCTGGCTGGTCGGCGTTTCGCTTCACGCGCTTCAGCGTCTCCAGCGACGGCGCGCCCGCCGGAGGCGTCCGGCGTTCGACGTGGCGCGACCAGAAGTCGCGCACGCGCTCCACGATGTACCCGGCGTACTCCTCGCAGAACGGGACTCGGTACATCTTCAGCCGCAGTCCGAAGTCGCCCTGCAGACAGGCCACGTGGGCGATGTCGCTGCTCGCGCAGAGCATCTGAAACATCACCTGCGCCTTCACCGCCTCGGGAACTTCGTCCGTTCCCTCCGCGCCCCAGCCATCGGTACGCCCGGTGGTCTTCGCTTCCACGATGGGCGAGCCGCGCTTCGCCGTACCGATCATGCCGTCCACGTTGGCGCGCATGAACAACTCGCAGCCGACGAAGGTGCTCGTGGGCTTCACGACCTTCTCGCCCAGCCGCTCGGATGCCAACTGGAGCACGCCCGCCTCCAGCACCGTGCCGATCCGCATGGCTTCGTTCTCGTCCGGGCCGTCTGCCTGACCCGTCTTGACGAGCCATAGGTCATACGGCGACTGCCACGGGTTCAGCCCGAGCAGCGTAGGGACATCGGACGAGCCGATGCCCCGGGTGCGATCCATCTCCTGCCGTTCCGTAATCATCGCTTTCCTTTCTGGGCTGGTCTTCCAGCCTCTCTGCGCTCAAACTTCTTGACCGACTCCTTCGGCCACAACAGAACTCCGCCGACCTTGACCGACTGAATCCCTCGGTGCAACGCGATCTGCCGCACGCGGCACTGCGTTACTCCAATGGCCTCCGCAATCTCCCGCGTCGTGACGTAGTTCATGCGGCGGAAACATATCGCCATGGGAAGTCTCCTTCAAACGCCAACGGTTGGCATCCTCGCCACGCCAACCGTTGGCGGCGCGGGATACCGAAAGATTGCTAGACTGCCTGCGCTGACTCCTTTCTGCGCTCGGCCCCGCACGGCTTCTCGCGCCGTGCGGGGCCTTCGCGCTTCAGGTCAGACCTCCACCACGGCGTCGGCATCAACGACCTCGCGCCCGGTCACGACCGAATCCAAGATGCCGTTCAGCCGCGAGTGACGGCGAGCGAGGTTCAACAGGCCGGGGCGCTCCTTCTCCACCTCCGTCACCGCCTGCTGGAGCCGGAAGACCGTGGGCCGCTGCCACGCTTCCCCGGCGTGCGCGTGCCCGCCCGGGCCGTCAGCCCGGTCGAACTCGCGGACGATGTGCGGCAGCGCCGTCGCCGTGATCGCCCCGGTACGGAGGCAGCGCATCAGCGTGTCGTTCAGGATCGTGCCCCGCCGGACGTTCGCCCGCGCGTCCGCTTCGGAGAAGTCGAATGCGGCATACGCCTCCTCGCGCTGCGCCACGCCGCGCATCGCCATCCGCAGGTCGCCTAGCCGCGTCGTGATGATCTGCGGCAGGTCGCGCAGAGCCCAGCGGGTGTGCTTCCGGGCGAACTTGAACACCGCCTCGCCGCTGTGCAGCGCGAGGTTGTCGCAGACGAAGACCCGGGTGCCGAGCACGCCTCCCGCCACCACGCTCTTGTCGTGGCCGTTGCGGATGCCGAAGACGAACTGCCGCCCACCGCCGATCTCGGTGTCGCCGCCGATGTCGTGCCCGACCTTCTCGCGGAGCCCGAGCAGCCCGAAGTAGCGCAGCCCGTCGCCGTACAGAGCGTGCACCTCCTCGGTGATGGCGAAGCCCATCAAGTCCAGCCCCTCGCGCACCTGCTCCACGAGGAAGTCGTGCGGCACCGGACAGTGCGAGGCGGTCGGGTCCGGCGTCCTCACCGCGCGCACCTCGTTCCAGTCCACGCGGTTGGCACCGCAGTGCAGGACGAGGCGGCTGTCACCAACGGTCATCGTGTTCCAAGTCATGCTGTCTCCTTGCCGCTTCTCGCGGCGTCTTGCGTAACTGCCTGCGGCACGCGCCGTAGGCGAATCGACCGCGCGCCGTTTCCGGCGCGCGGTCGCGTCATCCCTCCTTGCACAGATTGCGGGCGGCGCTGATCGCCCACTCGTACCCAAGCGCCTTCCGATCCGACGCCACGCGCTCGGTGTTGCGGAGGCATCGGAACTCCGCAGCCATCCTCGGCGCGTCCTCGCGCCACTCCGCCTCCCACGCGGAGAGCACGAGAGTCGCAACCGCCGCCAACACCTCGGGCTCGTCCTGCACGTCTCGCAGCACGCGTCCCTCGGTCGCCAGCACGGCGTTCAGGATCAGCCCCTTCGCCGCGCCGTCCGGCCAGATGAACGTCGCGAAGACCGTCACCTGCATGACCTCAGAGAGCAGTTCCATATCGTCATCGGCCATCGCTCTCCCTCCCGTCTTCGCGCTCGCGTGGCGTGACGAGCGCCACGTGGCGCTCCGCCCACGCCCTGCGTTCCTCGGCAGACAGAACGCTCCAGTGCATTGGCATCGGCATCCCGAGCGCCTGCGCGAAGCGGATCGGGTCAACCTCCGCCACGTCCAGCATGGCGATGACCTGCGTAGCCATCACCATCCGGCGATTGATCGACTCTCGCACCGCAGGACTCGGGTGCGATGGGTCGGCCTTGGTCGCCTTCCGGAGATGCGACATCAGCGCGTTCTTGGCGTAGTCGATATGCGCCTTACTCATCGCTCGTCCTCCTCTCCAAGCGGGGTGCCGTTCAGCGCCCCGTCATCCCGGGCATCACTGACTGCGTAGGCCACGCGCTCCGCCGCGAACCACGCAAGGCGCGCCACCTCATGCCCGTCCATGCCGCCAACGTCCAGCACCATCATGCGGGCGCCAGCCAGTTCGTCCTCCTGCGTGATGTCGGTGCGATACGAATGCCTCGCGAGGCGAGCCGCGACCTCCAGCAGCGGATCGCCGATTCCATCGGCGTAGTCGCGGACGAGCAGTCGCGCCTTCTCCAGCACGCCGGGTCGGGCGAGGAAGGCGCGGCAGTCTTCGTCGTACACGAAGCCAGCGATGCCTCCGCTCATGCCGAACTGCTCCACGTGGTTCATCGTCTCCGCCATCTGATCGTGCCCGTGCTGGTGCAGGTGCTCCATCAGGTCCGGCAGCAGCGGGTGGGTCTTCGCATACACAGGGTTCTTCGTATCCATGGCAATCTCCTGCCGCCTATGGCGGCGTTCAAGGAAAGCCCCGGGCGGCACGCGCCGCCCGGGGCCATGTGGTCTTCTCGCACTCCGATCCGTCACGACTTCAGCGTGTCGAACTGCTCGCCGTCCGGCCCCTCGCTGGCGGGCACGAAGGCGTCCGGCTTGGCCGCGCGACCGAGCATCCGATCCGCGATGGCCTTCGCAACGGCGTCCACGAATGACTGCTGCTGCACGAGCGCCGTCACGAGTGCGGCCATCGTGTCCGGGCAGCGGACGCAGGTAGCAGCGACCTCTCGCCCGACCGTAGCGACCTCCTCGGCATCCATCGACCTGCCGATGGCGCTCGCCACCTCGTCCATGTCGATGTTGTTCGCCACGGCGGTCGCCACCTCGTCCATGTCCATCGCCTCGGCGACCTCGCGCGCCCCGATGTCGGATGCCACCCGCTCGGCGATGGCGTCCGTATCGACCGTACCGAGCGCGTCCATCACGTGCGAGGTCAGGTCATCCATGTCAAACTCGTTCGCGATGTCGGTGGCGCTGATCTCGCTGGCGAGCGATGACAGGTCGATCTCGTTCGCGATGTCGGTCACGCTGATCTCGTTCGCGACTGCCGACACGTCCACGTGCTCCGCGATGTCGGACGGCTCAAACTCGGAGGCCAGCCGGGAGTAGTCAAGGCGTCCGGCGACCTCTCGCGACAGCACGTCGGTCGGCACGTTCGGCGCGTAGCCCTTCAGCGCTTCCTGCTGCGCGGCGTGGAACTGCTCCACGGTCTTCACGATCTGCGCGGCAGACTCCTTCAGGTTGTTCGCGGTGGCGGTCAGGTCGGCAACGATGGGGGCAAACTGGTTCATGTCTCTGTCTCTCTCTGCCGCTCTCGGCGGCGTTCGTGGTAACGCCCGCAGCACGCGCTGCGGGTGAAGTCCTCCCGTCGCCTTTCGGCGGCGAGAGGATGGGGTCAGGCGGTCTTCGCCTCTTGCGTCCGGCGCGCGCGCTCGGCAGCGTTGTGGTCGCGCTCCATGTTGTCCATGACGCGCTTCAGCCATTGCTTGCGCGTCTTGCTCGCGACGTTCGTTGACAGCCCGACGAACGGCAGCAGGTCTTCTTCGGTCCACGGCGTTCCGTCTCGGTCCTTCTCCAGCACCGCTCTGCCGTGCACGATCAGGAAGTTCATGCGCCACACGAACTCGTCCAGCCGCACCTTCGTGATCTCGCCCATGTCCACCGCCATCGTTGTCCAGATCAGCCCCTCGCACATGGGCGTCATCCGACCTTCCTTCGTCCAGCAGGCAGACTCGTCGCAACGCTTCACGTTCCAGTTCAGGCTCATCGCAATCTCCTTGCCGCACTCGGCGGCGTCTTGGTAAAGCCCGCAGCACGCGCTGCAGGCGAATGCCGCTCCGCCGTCTTTCGACGGCGGGCGGCTGGTAGGTATCGGTAGGTCTTCAACTCCCGCGCCCCGGTGCGCGGTCCTCGTATGTTCGTCGCTGGCTGATCCCTGCGTGACTTCGTGGCGCGCGGCGGTGCTTGTAGGGCTCTCCGCTTACAGAGGGTCACATCCTCTCGCGCTGACTCGTCACGCGGTCTTCACCGCGCTGCTTGTTCGTCGGGCTCGCGCACCCTTCGGGTGGTGCGCTTCGGCTCTGCTGCTGACCGTATGTGTTCTACCGTTCGTGCGCCGTCTTGTAGGCCGTCGCGCTGTGCGTGCGAGGGTCGCATCCTCGCGCGTCATTCGCTCTGCTGAAGGTCGCCGTATCCGGTCCCGTTCGATCCTCGGTCGCGGTGCAGGTCTTAGAGGATGCCTCTCGCTGCTTGCCGCGATCCGGTGGTGCGCTCGTCGCGCCGCCACTTCTGTCGCGCGCATCGCGGTGGTCCCGCGTGCGCTTGCTTCTTCGCCGTGCCCGACTTGTCAAAGACCCCAACCCGACGACATAACTATACCTCACGCGATAGGGTAATCCACCCCTGTTTCCTAAGCGCGGCGCGTGTGTTCTACGGCGTCGGCGGCCACTTGCCCTTCGGGCAGGTCGCGGCGGGCATCCGGCCCTTGACCGTGAGTTCAGCGCGCGGATGCTTCGCGCATCCGCACGCCTTGCAGAATCCGATCTGCGGATCAGGAGCAGCGTCAAGGTGTTCGCATTGGCGACAGACCGTCACCCGCGCTTCGTAGTCGGCGTCTTCCAGCGGGCCGCGCGTCAGCAAACTTGCCTCTGCAGTCAGCCAGCCAGCGGCCTTGCGGTACAGCGAGCCACCGGGCCGCTCGGTGAACGACACGACCGTAGCCGTGTGCGCCTGTTCATCCAAGTCCAGCACCCAATCGCCAGCCGACGTAGACACCGAGACTCTCATGCGATCCGCTCGACCTTCCGGTGCTCGTAGATGCGAGTGCGATACGTCTGACGCGACGCGTATGCCCAGCACTCGTATCCGTACTCGGTACAGCAGTCGCTGAAGTTCTGGCCGTAGTCGCTCAGGGTAGTCACCACCGCCGTCGAAGTGCAGTCCAGCGGCTCGGACTCCGACAGCGGGCCGACCCGGAAAGGCAGGTTGGACGAGCCGATGTCCACGCTGCATTCGACCACGGAGCAGTCGCCGGACGCGGCTGGTACGACCGACCACGAGCGGCTGCAGCAGGTTCCGGTGCCAGCATTCCATTGAACCGCGCACACCGGGGAGTCAGAGAAGGTGAACGGGCAGTCGTTCCCGCTGCACCCCGTCCCGCTTGTGCTGCCGAGCACGTCCTCGCACGGCACTTGGGATGCACTGTAGTAGTTGTTCGCGCCCGCGAACCCTACGCCCTGACACATCTCCTCGTAGAGAGCGCGCGAGCAGGCACCTCGTCCGTACGCGTACTCCTGATTGATGTCCGACCACAGCACTGCGTTGCCGCTGAAGGTCTGCCAGCCAATACGGTCAAAGGTCGCGCTGCACTGTCCGGTCTGCGGGTTCGGTACGTCTTCCTGCGTGGTGAGGTGGAACAATCGGATGTCTGCAGGCGTGCTCGTAGATGGCGGGATGAGGCCAGCCGTGAGCGGGTCAGGAGACTGATCCTCAAAGTACGTCTCGGCGCTCAGTCCTCGTGAGAATGCGTTGGGCGTGGTCGCCGTGTTCCACGTCATCGTCACGGGTCCATCCGTCTGCGCGTTCGCGGCGTCCAGCACTTCCTCCAGCGTCTTTCCGACGAGGCTGTAGGACCACAGGACGGCTCCGCCGAACGCCTTGATGCGGAACGACCTACCGACCACATCCCATGACCGGGCAGGGCTCGCGCTCGTCTTGCGCTTGATGCGGAAGACCAGTGGGCCGTTCGTGTAGAAGGGCCAGTTGGTCCAACGCGCGGAGAACAGGTGCAGGCACGCCGGGTCCGTCTGTTCTGGAAACGTCCACGAGACGCAGCACGCGCCCGGGTATGGCTCAGGAGGGTCATAGCCGTCAACGCACGCGCGCGTATTCGTCTTGCTGGGCTTGGGCAGCAACTCCTCGTACACGTCCGTCCTGTCGCCTCCGGGCGCGCTGAAGTCAGTCAGCATCCCGCCCTCCGTGTACCACCGAATGAAGCGGTAGTACATCTCGCTGCGCGCGAACGGAAGCGTCACGACGAGCGGTGTTGCCATATCCCACGCCCACGAGTGGTCCCAATCGACATCGGCATATCCGCACCCGGGCCCGGCTGGCGTAGCCGAGCGCGTCCACGCACAACTGCCGAACTGCGGGACGGTCGTGCCAAGCGTTGGCGGGTTGATTGGCCCGGGAGTGCAGCCGGATGCCGAGACACACTCGCCTCCGTGGACGGACTTTGCGACCAAGCGCGAAGCGTGTCGATACCAGTAGGTGAGTTGTACGGCGCTGCCGCCCTTCGGACGCGGGCACGTCTTCCCGGTGTCGTTGCAGCAGCACTCAGCGCGAGTCAGGTTCATGCGCCTGCTCCACGAACGAAGGAGGTACGCAGTACCAGCCCTCCGGAACTTGTACGCAGTTGTCGCTCAACTCCCAGCCCTCAGCCGTGCGGTGGTACACGCGGCCCTTCATGTTCGGCCCCGTGCGGATCGGACTTCCCTCGCTCACCAGCACCGTGCGCGCGCAGCCACTCGCGAACGCGAGCACCAGCACGGTGCAAAGCGCCACGATCCACCACAGCGTCGCGCGCCGAGTGTGGGCGTTCGACAAGCGATTGGAGCCACCGCAGCAACGAATCGAACAGCGCAGCGAGAAAGCCGGACACAGCATCACTCCGCCTTCTTGCTGCTGTCCTTCGCGAAGATGAGGCCGACGCCTGCGATGACGGCGGCGATCAGGGCGGGCCAATCCGGATGCGTGTCCGGGCTCGCGTCAGTCAGGGCCGTGAGCGCGGCTCCGCCAGCCACGAGGATGGCGGCAATGCCTGCTCCGGTAGTGCGCCACGACTTGTTCTGCAGGTTCATCGGGAGTTCCTTTCAAGGCGTGCTTCGATCTTGTCCAGCCGCGCGTTTGCGGCCCCTTGCTGCGTCACGATCTGCGTGAGGAGGCGGTCATGGTGAAGCCATGCCGTCATTACTGATCCGAGGATGCCTGCGGCCAGCGAGCCGATGGCAACCCAGTCACGGATCGACAACTTCACTGTCATATCTTTCTGCAAGGTCATGGGAGGCATCCTACGGCTTGGCACGCGCTTGTCCATCATGGTTCGCAAGCCCCGTCCACCGGGTTCGCGGCACTGAACTCGGCGCGCAGCGCGCCATCGGTGGCGCGCAAGAGCATCATGTGCACGATGGTTCCTGTCGGTACGGGCTTGATCTCAAAGCCGGGGTGTGCCGTCACGCTGATTCCGTCCGCCGAGTCCACGGCAATGCCGTAGGCAGCGGTCGCGGTATTCGCCAGTTCCAGCACGTTCCACCCGTCTCCCTGTGCCGTGCTCGTCAGGCCGTTCGTGACGGTGGTGACGGTGACTGCCGTGGTCGTGGTCTGCACGCGTACCTGCTCCCACGTGTAGCGCCACACGGCGATGCCGGACAGCCGCGTGGCCCCGGTGATGCGCGCTTGGAAGTTCCTGCGGTCGCCGCCCGTGCTCCCGGCTGGCCCCGTGGCCGAGTCCGATCCGCTGGCAGTCACCACTTCATAAATCTCCGCCCACGTAGCCGGAGTCAAAGCGCCAAAGCCTCGCGTGATCCGTGGCTTCATGTCATGCACGACCCAAGCGTGCTGAAGGACGCCGTGTTCGGGAACGGCTGTCGCGCCATCACGTGCCGCGCCGTTGCGTTGCCGTTGGCGTCCGGGGCATTCAGGAGCGGCTGGCCGTCCACGTCGCGGGCGCAAATCTGCCGCAGGTGCGATGCGCCATCATAGATGAACCGATACCGCACTTCGTACTTCCCGCTGTCCAACTGCGACGAAGACGCGCCGATGAACAGCACCGTACCTGCCGCAAAGCCCTTGAACGTCCCGCTGTTGCGCCTGCCGAGCACGGTCATCACCGAAGCCACGCTATCCGTGTCGCGCACGGCCCGCACGACAATCTCCGTTTGGAAGACCGTCGTGCTCACGGGCTCACCGCACGCGTCCACGGGAGTGCCGCCGATGTCGCCATTGCCGGGGCTGTTCACACTTGCTGGCCACGCTGCCCCGACGCGGAACACATCCACGAACGACACGCTTGTAGTCATCTCGGTGGAGCAGCCTGTGTCGGCATTCGCGGTTGGGTCGTAGCGGTACGACGCCGAGCCCGTCCACACCTTGCCAATCGAATCGGCAACCGACTTCACGTCTCGCCCGACGCACGACGTTTGGATTCCGTCCACGGTCACTTTCGATCCGAGGCTTGGCAGCGCGGCGATGGCTTGATCCGCCGAGATGGATGCTGCTCCATCGTCTCGGATCAGGTAGTCCACCGTAGCGGTACGCACTTCCTCAGAACGCGAGTGCGACATGGAAACGATCTCAGCGATGATTGCCATTAGGTCAGCGCTCCCGACAGGCCAGCCGTGTTCGATGCGATCTCGGCGAGGTAGTCATTGTTGATCTTCAGCAGCACAGCCATGTCCGCTTCATACGTCGCCATGCCGGACGGCTGCTGCGTACGAAGGCTGGACCCCTGCTCGTCCGCCATCATCACTCCGCTGCCTGCCGACCGATCCGATCCGACCATGGCGGTCATGCTCGTCGCGATGTCGCCCAGCAGCGCAGTCTGTTCTTCTGCCTCGGTCAGTAGTCCACGCTGCATCTGCTCGCCAGCAGAAACGACTCCGGCCAACTTGAGTCCGCCAATCGCCGTGTCCAGCGAGTCCGTCACCGCCTGTGCGTCCTTCGTTGCGCTCGTCTTTGCCTTGTCCGCGTTCTCCAGCGCGCTGATCTCCGACTGCATGGCAAGCGCTTCCGCGATCTGTTGCGCCGTGGCTCCTTGCTCCTTCAACTTCTTCTCAAGGTATCCCGCCTCGCCCAACTTCAACTTGTCCAACTGGTCGGCAAGGTCCGACAGCGTGCCCGCCACCGCTTCCTGATTCGCCTTCAGGCGCTCGGCCTCGGTGATCTGCGCTTCGATATCCAGCGTGCGCTGCAGCGCGTCCTCCAGCGCCTTGCCAGTGAGGCCCATGCCCTCCAACTGTCGCCGCATCAGTTCTTCGTGCGCGCCCTGCGCCTCAAGCAACCGCGTCTCCAGCGCGTCAAAGTGTCCCTTGACTGCCTCATCGACCTTCGCGGCATCAAGGATCGACTGCAACTGCATCGCCTGCTGAATCTGCGCGTCAGTCGCTCCCTGCTGCAGCAACTTCGTTCGCAGGATCTCCGCCTCGGTCATGCCGAGTTGATCGACCTTTGACTGCAGGTCTGAGATGGTTGCCGCGATCTCCTCCCGGGCTCGCTTCTGCTGCTCCAGCACTTCCAGTTCTTCCTGCAGCGCGCGCACCCGGGCGGCGTCGGCGACGGCCAAGCCCTGCTTCGTGACGGCTTCGTACTCGGCCCACTCCGCCGCCGTCATCGTTGCCTTCGTGATCTGATCGTTCAGGTCGGCAATGACCTCGTGCGTCTTCTGCTCGCGCTCCAGCAGGGCGATCCGCTCCTGCAGTCCGCGCGCTTCATTCAACTGCGAGTCGGTCGCGCCGCTTGAGCGCATCTTCGACAGCACGGCTTCGCTGTCGGTCATCTCCAGCGACTGCAACTTGTCGCGCAGGTTCTCCAGTTCGGACTCCACCTTGCGGATCGACGCCTTGTCCGCCACGACGGGCAGCGCCGCAGGACTGCCCTCCATCTTGCTCGTCTGCTGCTCCCACGACTTTGCGATGCCCTCCATGACTGCCATCGTCGCATCAGGCTTGATGGCATCCACGGCTCGCTGCAGCGCCTCGGCGGAGTCTTCGCCCGCTGCCACCGCCGCCTCCTTTGCGGCACCAAACGCCGTCGCCGCTGCCCCGCCAATCGACTCGCTGATGTCGTGTCCGGCGTTGGTCAGGTATTCGACTGCGTACACGATCCACTCCACGACCTTCAGCACGGCACCTAGCGCGCCCATGATCGCCGTCACGATGACGCCGCCGATGGCCTGCAGGAGATTCCACACGACGGAGAAGGCGTTGACGATCAGGGCCACTACGTCGTACACGACAGCCAGCGTGATGGCGATGCTCTGCAGCCCGCCGAGCAGCGCGCCTGTGTCTGCCGTCATCATCTCCGTGATCGACTCTGCCAAGTCGCGAAGCACCGGAGCCATGGCGCTGGCGAACATCGTCTTCATGTTCTCCATCGACTTGCTCGCGGCTTCCACCTTGTCGTTCGTCGCCGCCAACTGCTCCACCATCTGTGCCGGGATCGTCAACTTGCGCGCGTTCTCCTGAGCCTCGCGCAGCGACTCGGCAGTGGCGTTCACTGCAGGAGCGAGCCCCATGCCGCTCTTGCCGAACAGGTCGCGCAGCATCGCGATCCTCTGCTGCGACGAGCCGAGTTCTCGGATGCGGCTGATGACGGCTTCCAGCGCCTGATCGGGAGTGCTCTGTGCTAGCGCGTTGAAGTCCAGCCCGAGCCGCTTGAAAGAGTCCTGCGCCTCGCCAGTTCCGTCCACGGCCTCCTGCAACTTCACCGACAGGCGTGCGGCGGACGTTTCCACCACGCCGGACGCCACCCCGACCTCGTGATACGCGTAGTTCAGTCGCTGGAACTGCTCAACGCCCATGCCAGCCATGAGCGCCTGATCCGCCAGCGCATCCATCGCCTTCGCCTGAGAGCGCGTCAGCGCCAGCGCGCCAACGGTTGCCGCAGCAAACGCGGCAGCGACGAGTCCCACGGGGCCGAGCGCCTTGCCTACAGAAAGGCCAAAGACCTTGAAGCCAGACGCCGATGCAGACACTTCCTGCCCCAACTTCTGCGCCGCCTCCGCTGCTGCCTTCGCCTTCTCCTGAAAGCCAGAGAGCGAAGGCAGACGAAGCGCCGACTGTCCGCGCGTGAGGTCGATGCCCATTCCGCGCAACTTGCCGCGTATCGCCTCCTTGCGCTGGTTCGATGCGATGGTGCGACCGAGCGCCGCCTGCGCTTGCGTCGCGGCAGTAGTGGCAGCGGTCACGCGCTCTTGCGCCTTCGCCACATCTGCCGTTGCCCGCTCCAGCAGTTTTGCCTTGTCCGCAGCGGCAAGGAACTGGCCCGTGAACGGGTCGCGCCCCTTCGCCGCCTTCGCGCGGAACGCCTCGGCACCAGCCAGTTTCTCCACCGCCAGCCGCTGCGCGTTGATCGCCTCTGTGACCTTCTTGCGGGCCCCGGACGTGTCTTCGATGGAGAGCGCCGCAGCAGCGCGGTTCGGGTTGATGCCCTGCTGCGCGAGCATTGCCCGGGCCATGCCGATGTTCTTGCGCGTGCCCTTCGCGCTTGCGAGCGCCTGCTGCGCCGCCTTGCTTTCTTTGAGCGCCTGCGTCAGCCGCGCCTGCTGCTCTGCCGCAGCCTTGACGCCTCCGTTGAAGCCGTCCCACATCGTGCGCATCCCGCCCACCAACTCCTTCAGCGAAGACGCGCGCGCGTAGATGGCGTCCACGCCCGGGATGTTTGACGCGACCGCGCCAGCAGCCTTGCTCGTGCTGTCGGTGAACTTCTTGACCTGCTCCTGCCCGCGCTTGAGGCCCTGCTCCAAGCCGCGCGTGGACGCGCCGACATTGACGAACAGGTTGCCTACGGTTGCCATCGTCAGCCTTTCGTGGCGTTCGCGTCACGCGCTGCTGACTGCGCCGCCAGCATCTGAAACATGGCAAGCGCCTTCGCTTCGCCACCCGGGTCATTGTCGGGCAGGAACGGCATGAAGTCCACCGTTTTGAACGGCTTGGAGCCCTTCTTCCTGTTGGCGTTTGCAAACAGCGCCGAGAGCATGGCGAAGTTGTAGTCCGAGCGCCACGCTCCGATTGGCTCAACGCGGTCGAACGCCAGCCACTCGGTGAGTTCCGCCGACGAGACGCGCTCCAGCAGTTCTTCGACCGTGCAGTGCAGGGCGAGTGCGAGACGGAAGTAGAACCGTCGCGACCCGCCCCGCGTCAGTCCTCCTGCAGTTCCTCAATGTCTCCGCTGCCGAGCCCGGACAGGCGCTGCGCGACGGTGAACAGCGCGTCCAGTACCTGCGCTGGCAGCGCGCCAAGTTCCGCTTCCTCTGCATCGGTGAACAGGCGAGCGCCCTTGTCATCGCAGATGGAGCGCACGAGCAACTTCGCGCGGATGTTCTCGGTGGAGAGAACGCGCTGCTTGCCGCGCTGGACGAAGCACGCGTTCTCAAACGAGTCACGTTCCTTCCCGGTGAGTCCGCGCACGAAGATGGGGCTGTCAAGCCCATCCACGCGCACCTGCTCAACGGCCAGACGCGACTTCAGGGACAGCAGTGTGGCTTTGTCGGTGTGCATAGCCGCACTGTAGCCGCTGAGTGCCGTCTGCTCAAGCCGTCCGGTTCAGGTAGGCCACCGTCACGGGTCCGGAGATACGGATGGTGTAGGTGACGCCTACCGCGCCATCCACCGCCGCCTCCATCGCCGTGTTCTGCACGTACCCGGCAAACGCCAGCGTTACGCCGTCGTTGCCGCTGTCCGCATTGCCGAAGATGACCTTCATGTCGGTCGGGGTGGACGCGCCGCTGGTCGGCAATGTCGGCTGCAGTCCGGCCCCGCTCGTCATAAACGCCGTCACCTCCACAGTGCCGCCGTCCGTCGTACCGAGCACGTACGACTTGGCCGTGCTGGTGAGGTTGGTGACATCAATCTCCGCCGCGCTGATGCCGCTGAAGGAGATGGACTGAATCTCTCCCTTCACGGGCTGCGTCGAAGGAGTGAGTTCCGCGTTCGTGGTCGGGTTGATGAAACGCGAGTTGTATGCGCTAACTGCCATGACGCGTCCTCCGTTGGATCAGGAGCCAGCAGCGATGGTGACGGTGCCCGTGAGCCGGATCGTGTAGGTGGTCGTGACTGCACCATCCACCGCCGCCTCAAAGGACGTGTTCTGCACGTAGCCCGTGAAGGACACCGTGGGACCGCCCGTCGAGCCGAAGCGCAGCACGTACGAAGTCGGCGCGCCGTCGCCGCTGGTCGGCAGCGTCGGAGCCGCCGCAGTCATAAAGCAACTGATCTCCACCGTGCCGCCGTCCATCGTGCCGAGCACGTAGGACTTGGCGGTGCTGGCGAGGTTCGTCACGTCGATCTCGGCAGCGCTGATGCCGCTGAAGGAGATGCTGGTGACCTCGCCGACAATGTCTCCGGCTCCGGTCGTGAACTGGGTGTTGTATGCACTGATTGCCATGGGTAGTCCTATGCGGTCTTGGGTTCGTACATGACGCTGAACACGGTCGTGTGCAGGTACACGCCGCTTGCTTCGCCAGCCTGCGGAGCCATGTACGCCGTCACCGAACGCGAGTGTAAGGAGTGCATGACGCGCGTGCTAGCGTCCTCACCACTCCACGCGTCCAGCGCTTTCACCACCTGCAAGGCGACCTGCTGTGCCGTGGCGGCGGTGGCGGCTACGGCGACCACCTCAAGGTCGGCTTTCCATGCCTTCGCGCCCGTCATCGTCTTGAGGGCTTCTTCGTTGTTGATGCCGAACACCACGGCAGGCAGCGGAGAGTCCTGCGCCCGGGACTCAGGGAATATCCGAGCGGCTGACCCACCAATGAGGCTGGTCAGGGCCGACTGCGACGCCATCCGGGTTCGGACGATTGCCTGTACGTTCATCAGGTCTTCCCGCCAATCTCCTGCCGCAGCACGGCAAGGAAGCGACGTTCAGCCGCTGCTCGGTTGGCCTCAAACGCGGGACGCATGAATGGCCGCTCGGCAATCCTGCGCGTCCGCACCTTACGCCCGAAGAAGTGCGTGAGCCTGAATCCGTACTCAATCAGATGCGCCAGCGAGGCGCGGACCCACAGAGGCTGCTGCTTCCCGGGCTCCTGCTTCGGAGCCGAGCCGCGCGGCCTTCCGTAGAACACCGCCAGCCGCCCTCGGCTGAAGTACCTGCTGCCCCGGGCGCGCTGCAACTTGATGCTGGTCCGGCTCGCGATTGCCTCGCGCGTGCGCGTGGTACCGCCAGCCTTGCTCGGGACTCCGAGCACGTTCTGCTTCGCGGCCTTCTGAATGATCTCCAGCGACGGCTTGACGGCGCGAACGAACATCGCCTCCTGCACTCGCTTGGCGATGCCAGCCATCTCCCGCTGAACTCGCTCGGTCCCCGTGACCTTGACGCTGATCTCAGCCGTCCCCATGCGGCGCTTGCTCACAGCATCACCTCGGCGATGATCTCGATGAATCGGCGCTTGACATCGACCGCGCGGACGGCCTTTGCGTTGAAGTCGATGCCGCGCCACCGAAGCCGCATCCTCTCGCCGTACGGCCTGCACTCGGAGGAACGGACGGTCACGACGATTCGCCGCTTGGCCTCTGTGCCGTCATAGGCATCCTGCTCGCCAGCGCCTTCCTCCACGACAGACGCCCATACGTCCCGTGGCTGGCCCCACGTTTCCGTCTGCTGACCCATGGAGTCGGTGCCAATGGTTGGCACCGTAACCCGGACGCGCTCCCGCATCTTGCCAATCGCGGTCACAGCAGCATCTCCCGCTGCTTCATCGTCCCGAGCAGCGCCTCCACGGTGAACTTGACATCGGTGCTGATCGTGCCGTTGACCACGGCTTCGCGGTTCTCGTACCAGTGCCCGACCATGAGCCGGATCGCGTGCTTCGCCATCTCGGGCACTTCCGCTGCGCTGGCGTAGCCAGCCACGACGATGATCTGCACGGCGTCCGTTGCAACCTCGGTGCGCGGCCACTCGGTCTTGAGGACAGGCAGTCGAATCCGCAGTGGCGTCAGGTTGGATGACGCCCGGTAGTCAGTGGTCACCGTTCCGACTTGCACGGTGTCGCCTCCGACCGGACGCCACCCAACCTGCGTCACGGAGGTCACCGGGCCGATGGGCAGCACGATGTCGTTGCGCTCGCTCGGGAACCCGTCCGCCTCCAAGTAGAACGAACGCGAGCAGAGGATGACGCTCGTGTGCCGCTCCACGTAATCCCGGGCCGCTTCGCCAAGTGACGCGATGAGCGCATCCTCGTCGCTGTTGTCAACGCGCAGATGCGTCTTGAGTTCGGCGACCGTGAGCGGCGCGAACGTCGCCGCCCCTACTGCGCCCCACCTGAATCGCGGTCTGACTTCGGCCACTTGGTCGCCTTTCTTGCCGCAGGTCGCGCCACGGCTACGCGGTCTTGCGGCGGCTCGCTCGCCCATCCGCTCGCCAAGAGGTCTGCAGCCATCTCGTCAGGCAGGTCCACGTCCTGTCCTGCGACATAGGCAGCGTGTTCCGTCACGATTGGGATGGTGATGATGACTCGCATAAGCAAAGCGGGTGGCGGCGGCGTTAGAGCCAGCCGCCACCCGCCGTCCGGGGGAGATTGGCTTACGCCTTGATCTTCAGGAAGCGGAATGCGTCCATCAGACTGGCCTTGGCGTCCATGCGGGCGAACGCGAAGTAGCCTGTCTGATTGTTCGCCAAGAACTGCTCGCGAGCCACCTTGATGTTCACGGCTTCGCGGTCGCCAACGTGGTAGTAGGAGAAGTCACCGAACACCGCGACGTTGCGCGCGGTGCCCGTCGCCGGGTACGCGGGGCCCTTCGCCACGCACACGACCGGGTAGCCGAGCAGCCGATCCGGCTCGCCGTCCTGCAGGCGACCGTCACCCATGCTCCACGCGAACGGCGCGTAGCCAGCGGCGGTGCCCTGCTGCAGAATGGCGCGGATCTTGGCAAACGTCGAATCGGTCATCACCCACTTGGCGTTCGCGCGGTACTGACGCGGCAGCGTGTAGACCATGTTGATGAGGTCAGAGAGCGCGATGGCGTTGGATCCCGCCGTCACGTACTCGCTGATGGTCGTGCCCGTGCCCGAGGTGTACGAGAAGATGCCGCGCGGCTTGCCGCTGCCGTCGCCTTCCGAGAATGCCTCCTCCTCCTTCTCGCCCATGACCTTGCCAATCTGATCGGCGAGGATGGATTCGATGGAGAAGCCCGGGCCACGCGACGGAGCGTCGGCCAGCAGTTCGTTGCTGAACTTCGTGAAGTAGCGCATGGTGTACGGCGAGAGCACCATGTTCGTGAAGGTCGGGCTGGACTCCGACACAGCCGCCGCCTCAGCGACCCACGCGGCGGTGCCGTAGCCGCTCTCAATCACGATGTCAGTCTTGAACGTCCCGAGCGGCATCACGTTGGCGACCGACCGCATCGCGTTGGCCTGCCAGCGCTTCTTGATGAGTTGGTTGTAGAACTCCGTGGACGGCAGGTAGCCGCCGTCCGCGTCGCTGCCCTCGGACATGGCGCGCGCCTCATCGACGTTCAGCCCGCCCACGCCACGCGTCAGGTAGGTCAGGAACGCGCTGCGGTACTCCTCGCTGGCAGTGAACTTCTCCAGACGGCGCTCCTGCACGGGCGACAGGTTGCGCTGCTCGGCAATGGCGCTGATGGCAGCGGCGCGCGTGCTCGTCGCCTTGGTCTGCGCGTCAAGCAGCGCGTAGTGCTGGTCGCGCATCTTGATGAGGTCGGTGAGCCGCGCGTTGTTCTTCTCGTACTCGGCCTCGGCCTCGCCGCTCATGGGCGAGCCGCTGGCCTGCGCGCCTTCAACGGCCTTCTTCATGCGCTCGTACAGCGAGCCAATCTCGTCGGTGATCTCACGGATAGTCATGGTGGTGCCTTGTGTCAGACGGGTTTGGCTGTGAGGTACAGCCCGAAAGCGGCGCGGGGATTCATCAACGCGCCTGCCGCTCGGTAGGTCGCGTGGATGACTGTTTGATTGAAGCCCATGCGGGACTCGGTGTCAAGCGACACCACCAGCCCCTTCTCGGCAAGCACGACTTGCGAAGGATCGAAAGCGATGACGTGCGGCAGCGCTTGCGCCGTCGTGGGCAGCGGCATGGCGGCGTCCGTGTACCACGGCACTCCAAAGACAGGCGCGGGCACTCGGTCGGCGGTCATCAGTTGGTGAGCGGCAAAGTTTGCCACGCCAGTGGCCGACTGGACCACCTGCGCGTAGTACCGCTCTTGCGTGCCCGGGTGCGACGCCATGACGAGCCGCTTGCGCTCGGCGCAGTTCCAGAAGGCAGTATCTGCCGCCGCAATGC